TACAGCAAATGTATATGAAGTTTGATAATACGGCCAACGATTGCTTAATGCTACAACTTTTTGAAAACCTTCTTTAATAAAACCATTAACAAGGTCTGTTGAGATATCGTCATTTTCATCAAAGCCAATATCTAAGTCAGAAAGTTCGCCAACAAACGTGCGCATTTGCGCAAGCGTAAGGTTAGCATTAGAAAAGTTTATAGCCATTTTTTACTTCCTATTCTGGAGAAGTCTCTGTATTATTTTCTTCTTTTTCACCAAGTTTATTTAATGCATTCAAATGACCAATGCAGTAGTCTGTGCCTTTTGCTTTTGGTGCCTTGCATTCTTCTTCTTTTTTATTCATTGCTTGGCATAAACCGCGCTTGTAATGTACACCACCGTAAGCAATCCCTGATGGTGGAGCAATCTCTACACCCGAGCCGTGATAAGCTAAACGACCGTTACCCACATGGCGTGTTCCTTCTACGGTTCCATATGGTTGTGTGCCAGCTAATCCCTGGCTTTGGCTTTGGAATTCTTTGTTCATATTTTGTCTCCTTCGTTATTAAAAAGTGTCTTATTGTAGAACATGCCACCAGAGGATATTAACCCCTGGTGGCATGTGTCCTAGGTAGCTAAATTAGGCTTCAACTGGCCAGTCAATGCGGCTCCATGTAAGGACAGAGCTTGCACCCTGTACTGTGCATGTGGCGCTTACAGCATCTTCTCTAATGCCACGAATAACAATCGTGCCATCTGCCGAAGGTGAAATTACACCCTCAACGATTGCAATGTTATCTGCGGTAAATGCAGAGCCTGTGGTTTGAGCAGCTGCTGGAAGGTCATAAGCGTTGCCAAAGTTTACAGCTTCAGCTGTTGCTGAAGTTGAAACTTCTGAACGGTAAGATATAACCGATGCTGTTGGACCATTTACAGAAAAGTTAACTCCTGTGCTAGTCGCATTAACATCGTATACAACTTTTGCATGGAACTTGTATACTTCGCCTGCTTTGCCGTAAAAGGACAAGCCTGCTACGTCAGTGTAGGTTATGGCAACAGTTGTGTTATCCTCTCCTACTACTGTTCTTTCTACTATGAATTTATTTGTAGTCATGATTATTACCTGTTCTCTCTAATCAATCATGTTGATTGAAATTGTTGTTTGTTTGTTTTTATAAATAGCTGGCACTGGGAGAGTTGCCCGAAGGATGACAACCTTTAAACTCCCAGCACCAACTACATCTTTACCTATTACGCGTAGGTAGCGTCTGCTGTCAAGTAACCCTGACGTTGACGGTTGCTGCAGGTCAACTGACCATAGGCCAACACGAGGGCATAACGGGCGTCAACGCCTGCTACAGTGCCGTTCATGAAGTCTGTGGTGGTGAACCAGTAACCATTCAAGCCGGTGAGCTTGAGGTACTTCGTGTTAAGGAAGTACATCGGCGCATCGGAGGTGTCAACTGCCAATTCAAGGTCAAACACGATTGGTGTCTGCTTGAACATCAAGTTCTGGAAACCAGCATTTGCCTTAGCAACGTCTTGGTAACGAACGTTATTGGTTAACAGTGACTCATACTTCTCGAACAAGCTGGTGTTCGTGACGATAAGGTCAGGAACATCAGAGCCCTTTGAAGCACGGTTGTATACGTCAGCCATGTTCTGAAGTGCAAGTGTTGCACCCATCGTGGTTCCCTGTGTTGGGTTCCACCATGTGTTTGTTGTTGAGTCAATGCCACCGACTGTGTTGTTCTGGGTAGCAACTATGTTACCAAGACCATTGAAGTCGCTTCCAGCTGATGCTGAACCATAAAGCTGCTCGTTAAGAGTTGTCTTAAGCGACATTTCAGCTTGCATGATTTTAGCATTCAACAGTTTGATGATTGCCTCGGTGCCACGGTTCTTTGCTTCTTCAATACCGCTGATTGCGATAGAAGCAGCCATCTGCTTCCAATCGTACTCTGCAGCTGAAATGCCTTCCTGTGGGGTAAGGTCAATTGCATCGTAGCCACTGTATGTTGCAACAGTATCGTTTACTGCGTACATCAATGGTTCTATGATTTGGGTGCCGCCCTCTTCAACACGGACACGTCCGCGCTCATTGAGGTGGTTAAGAAGGACAAGGTCCTTGAAAATGTTATCAACCAGCGTTGGCTGGTAGTTTTGCAACGTAGTTGATAACAGTGAATTAAAGTCGGGATTACCGGCCATGTTAATATCTCCTGTTTGTTGTTGTTTGGTTAATAATTTAACGTCTTCTTAGCCTGTTCAAAGGCTTCAAAAACTGACGTTGGTTTAGCAGCTTTTGGTGCGGCTGAATTTTTGTTGGCAGAGCCACCAGAAACCACTGATGCTGAACGTTTTGCTTCAATTCTAGACTGTTCTTCTGCTAGTTTCTTCTCTGCCTCTGAGGCTTTAGAATAAACTTTATCAAAAGTAATCTGTTTAAAGATTGCTTCTAAATCAGTCGAACCTGTTGTTAGAGCTTTAGCTACGATTTCATCAGCGTTAAAGTCATCACCATATTTGCTTTGCAAAGAATCGATAGTTCTAGTTAACTCATCCATAGCTTTTGATTGCTCGAAAGCTGCAATGCGTTGTTCTAACTGTCGAAGTTGCTTTTCAGCTGGGTCTAACCATTCCTCTTCTTCAGGAATTGCTGCAACCGTTCCTACACCGTAGTGCTGCTGTAAAGCCTGCAAGGTGCCTGCTGGGTCGTTTTGCAGAGATTCTGCTAACGTTGCTGCAAACTGTACTTGCTTTCTTTGTTCGCTAAGTTCCTGTGTCTTACGGGTATAATCCGCTTGACGCTGGTACCCAGCTAGAGCCTCCTTAACGGGAACCGATACCTCTTCGCCATCCACTTGGAGTTTGACGTATTTATCGCCAACCTCTGTGTAGTCAAAGAAATCTAATTCTTGTTCTGGAGTTTCTGCTACGACCTCTGTCACTTCATCAACTTGTCCGTTTGCGGCGGGGTCAACTACGTTTTCAGGGTTAGCAATATTATTATTATCTGTCATTGATGGAGTCCTATCCTTCGTTGGTTATTCCTATTATAAGCATTAAGCCTACACTATAGATATTTTCTTTACCTATCTTTTACTGTCCACCTAATAATGCTTGTAATACTTCAGGCGGTAGTCCTTGTAGAGAAGCTGCTGGGTTTGCCCCAACCTGTGGTGCTGGACCTTGGATTGGTGCCCCAGGTATCATGCCAGGTGGTAACTGTGGTGGCATACCTTCCATCATCTCTGGTGGCATACCCTCCATACCTGGTGGCATACCAGCCATTTCTGGTGGCATACCAGCCATTTCTGGTGGCATTGGTGGAGCTTCTGGTTCTGGTGGTGGTTGTTCTTGCAAGAATGAACCTGGGTCTTTTACCCCAAATCCTTGCGACAATACGTATTCTGCCAACTTTGGCAAGTTAACAAGTCCAGCTTGGGCAAATGGTTGCATTGCTGAAACAATCTGTAATGCCATATCTCTGCGGAAAGCTTCGTTTCTTGGAGCAGTTGAACCTGCCTCAACATCAAAATCAAACTCACCAGATATATAATCTTTATCAAATGTTAACCAGACTGGAGCATTTTCGGTGCCAATTATTCTTACAGTCTGCTCTCCAGTTAAAAACTGTTGAGCTAGCATTATAAGATTAGAAGCGCATTGAGCTATAGCATTTTCAATTGACACAAGCTTTTCAGCCACTCTAGCATTACCAGCTTCAGCAATGATTGATGCTTCGCGGGCAGTTCTAGTTGTTTCTGGGATTGCACCACGCTGGTATTCAGATACACCAGATACACGGTCAATGTCATTTTGAATTAAAGTTGACTGATTATAAAATTCAGGTGGGTTAATTAACGCCGGCATTGGAACAACAACGTTATTTAAGTTCTCACCAGTCTTAACTGGAACGATAACGTTATCTTCATCTGATGCTAAAGCCTGACGACCATCATCATCGAATGCTGATTCCTGGAACAACCACTTACGGCTGTAACGCTTTCTGTGCAACATCATCTGTGTACGAGTTTCATTTAATTCGTACTGCAATGGCTCGATTGCTTCTAGTTCACCCATTGGATAAAAGAATCCAGGGATTTCATAGTTGCGCAACATAAAGAATGGATGGCCAAATACGTATGGCATCTTTACTGGTTTAATTAAGAACTTGTCTCCACCTGAATTAGAGAACACGCACATCTCACCAGTATCAATATTATAATATTCATATATGTCGCAATAAGCTTCATCTGGATTAGAACCACCTGCATTTTGCGTTGTCATGTTTCCATTATCAACATTTCCATATTTCTGATAAGAAGATGGACTTAGTTCTTTTCTTGCGGCGGCATCGTAACGCTTGTCAATCTTTGCATCTTTTAAAGGACGACGAGTACGTTGTGCAATCCAACGCATATCATTCATACATGTTGCATCTGGGTCAACAAACATTTCAAATGGGTCAACGCGCTCTAAGAATGGACGGTCTTCTCTGATAATAAATGTTGATTCAACATCATCAGTAGTTTCTGGGCCGGCAGCTTCATCAGCACTATCTTGAATATCATCAAGCTTTTCTTCTTCAACAAATCTATAACCAGTTTTAACCCAGCCATGACCAATAATTAAATAGTCTTTTACTGCGCGCTGGAACTCTGGCTGACAACCATAATGCTGCCACCAATAGTTAATAATAGATTCAGTTAAAATAGCTTTATCTGCATCTTCTGGTCTGCGCGGATTAACATTAATCTTTGGACGACCAATAGAAACGGCTGGTGCTAAAGTGTTAATAGTTGAAAATGAAATGTTTACAAGAAGTCTATCGCTAGTTGAATAACCACGATATTGTTTACCACGATAAAGGTTAATAAGCCTTTGCCAAAGTTGGTCATAGTTTTCACCTTCGCGCCATCTGCTGGAGTAATCTATATTTTTTCTATAGCTTGATAATTTATTATAATTTGATTCGCGTGCCATATTAACAATCCCACTTCTTTAATGCCAACGCTTTGCGGGTTGGTCTTCCTTTTGCATCCTTCATTGGTCCAGGCATGCCACCCATTCTAGCACAGAAGGATTTTCTTCTTGCTGCGGCCTTTGGTGACTTCTTTGCTTGCTTGGCAGATACTGGCGGCTTAAGATTCATGCCTTCTGCTTTTGCAGATGCGCGACCTTTAGCATTAAGTCCACCTGAAGGATTCTTTCCTTCTTTTCTTTGCCATGCAGGAGTCTTAGCCACTACTTACCTTTAGCTGCTCTCATGTTGTCTACAAGATTTGGATAAGGGCGTCCTGCTTTTTTAGCTGCAGCTTTAGCTGATGCCTTTTGTGCTGGTGTAAGTTTCTTAGGTTTGCCTAATGACTTAGGACGTGCCTTTTCCCAAACTGGTTTACTTTTTTTTGCCGCCATTTTTCTTCTTCTTTCTAGGAGTATAATTCTTAGTTGTTGTTGAAGGAAGTGCAGGATACTTTGGATTACCTTGCATTGGTATTTGAAACCGCTGTAACAACAATCTCTACGTTACCAACAAAACCACCTGCTGATTTAACAACAAGAGTAGTTAAACCTGCAACTGGAACTCTAGCAGTCCATACTTCAGTCGATGGACTTGAACCAGCTTCTGAAGTAACTGCAGTTGTCCAGTTTGTGCTATCTAGCTCTTGTACTGCAATAGCGGTATATGCTGTTCCTGTGTTGGTTGCATAGAATTCTATGTTGCCGTCCCATATGCCAGAAATTCTAATGACAGCATCTGAATAGTCTGCAACTCCAAAAGTTCTTTCAACTGAAGCACTTGTTAGTGTTGATGTATAAGTTTGCATTATTTACCTTTAACTTTCTTTTTAGTTTTTGTTAATCTTAGCTTCTTCAGCTGCTTTTTTGGCATTACTTCTTTTTGCCCTTTAATTTCTTTTCAGCTTTTTTATAAGCCGCGCCTACTGGACTTTCAGTAATAGCAATCATTATACCAAATTTTGGTTTAACTTTACCTTTTTTCATTTCTTTTTTCCCTTTTTCTTAGCAACTATTAAAGCTGCTTTAGCTAATGAAAGTTTTTTTTCTGCTTTAGATAATTCTTTCTTTGCAGTTTTTACTGCGGGAACTTCAATCTTTTTAGACTTAGGCTGTTTACCTACTTTAGCAACAGGTGCTTTTTTAATTTTAGCTCTCATCAATTTTCTTTCTTCTTGTTTTTGCCATGTGCCACGAAATATGATTATCTAATTTGTCATCAACCTTATCTACCTTACCAGCAACCATTTTTAATAGTTCTCTAGCTTCGGCATGTTGGCTAGTGTTTTCTTTTCTAAGGCTTTGGACTACAACAACTAGTGGTCCACCAATAACAGCAACCACTACCGGCACTAGCCATTCCATTAGATTAGTTCTTTCCTTGTGCTTATTTTTTCAACATTTGGCATGTTTGCATACATATCTTGTGTTTCCTTAATGGTTGAGTTGTTCCACGAAGATTGCCCATATTCAACACCCACAAAGCCAAATCTAATGCCTTTGACGTGACATGCAAAGCAAATCTCACGCTTTAAGTCATTTTCTGATTTTAATTCTCTCGAACAGTTAGTGCATTGCATATAAGTCCCTATTAATAGAAATTTTCTTTACATTGAATCATTATACCAGTTAAACTCGCCTATCGTATATCTTTCTTTTTCGGTAACAGGCTTTTTAACTTTGGCGGCAAAGAAGTTTAGAGTACCCCATGGAGCATCAGACTTAGGGCTGTATTCTGGCAGCCAGACATACTTAAGCATCTGGTTGGCAATGGCTAGGCTCATAACTCTGTCGTCGTGTGGAGAACCATGGGTTGAGCCATTGTCATCACGGACAAAGGTTTTAAGTTCAGCAATCGTATACTCACAACGAATATCTAGAACACCATCTCTAATATTAGCGTTTAGTTCATCTACTGCCAGTGGCTTTGTTAATGTTGTTGTGCGCCAACCCAATGTTTCTGTGGCTTCTGCGTGTCTTTGGTTTAGTCTGCGCTGTCTATAAAGATTATGATAATTAGATTTATTTAAAGCAGTTAGGGTTGTTAAACCGTGGTTATTGGACTCAACACCAACCAATGCCTCATTGTAAAAGAATCCAAGGGCATAAAGGACTTCTTCACCAAACCTGTCAGGGTCAACGTGTCCATGCCAGTGGGCTACTACAACACCGGACTTAGCATCAATAACATGAGCAGTAGAGTAGTCGCCTCTAGCCAATCCTTCAGCAACGTCGGCACCAATCACATATCTGGCTCCAGCCTGTGGAAGCTGCCAAACAGATAACGGTCCACCATCTTGGTCAAACATGTATGAGTTTCTCATGTCTGAGAGTTTTTTATTACGACCCTTTTTAGGAATTGATGTTTCAAATCTATTTAAAGCGTCAATGTCAAACACTGGTCTGCCAGAACGAATAAAGGCTTCTTCAGGATTTGATGGGTATTCCTGGTGCAACTGCCATGGTGGTAGTTCTGCAGCTTGCGCGTCATACCAGGCTTGGTCACGACCAGATGCCGACCATGGAAAGAATATGCCTTTAAATCTATTAGTATTATTCTGTGACCCTTGCCACAATTGAAAGAATATATTGCCTTCACCCTTGGCAGTAGATAGACAGATTACTCGACCACCTACGTCTGCAATTGGCTCTATTGATGCCCAGGCTTCCTCAGGATTGGGCAAGAACGCCATCTCGTCGATTATAGCCAAGTATACCGATTCACCTCTAGCAGGCTCGTTAGCAGATGGCATTGATTCAATTACAGAATCATTATTAAAAGACATCTTAAGAACGTTGTTTTGTAATAGTTCAGGACCAGACAATCTCATCCAGTCAGGTATAAATTTATAAATATACTTAGCCTTTTGTAAAAGCTTTGTAGCTTCACGTTCAGTCTTTGAAAGCATAACTACGAATCTGTCTGGCCAGAAGAAACATAACCAGAAGGCATAAGCTGCAGCCAGGGTGGAGAATCCAATCTGACGAGCTTTTAATACTATGCTATATCTTTCACCTAACCATACTTTAACAGTTTCTTTTTGCGCGTCCCTTAATACAAAGGCAATGCGTCCTTTATTAGGATGTTTAATAAATGCATAGTTTTCACAAAAGAAAGCAAATGCTTCTGCTAATTCTTCTGGTGTTGCGTCCTCTGGTCCACGGCACTTACGGAAATTGTATTCATTAACTAAATCAGTTAACTGCATTAGATGTTTCTCCAGAACTCTAGTCCTGAATAACGTCTTATTGTTTCTGGCAAGAACACGTCTTCTGGTCTACGGGAGATTTTTTGTACTGTGGGGCGAATCGTGTGTAAATGTTTAATGCGTGTAAGACTGTCTTCGGAGATACCTGAGATATCTTTAATGTTTTCAAATTCATGATTGTATTTCTCAATTGCCAAGTATTCATATATTTTATTAATTTCCTTCTCTGGGTTGTTTATAAAATCATCGTAGTCTACAAAATGAAACAAGTGCCTATATTCTGGAACTAAAGCATTCTTCATAAAATTTAAACTTAAAGAAACATCTTTATCATGTCGCATTAAGAATTCAGCTCTTCTATCTGCTAATGGTTTATCTGCAAATGTTGTAGCCAATACTTGCTCATCCATTTGGTTGTTTTTAGAATCAGGGTGAGCATTAATAATTGTGTCAAAAGAAGTTAAAACATCTAGAACATTTCTTACTGGACATATTATTTTAACATTCTTAGTAATATATTTAGTTATAACTTCTACACCTGTTGGGCTTGGCCAATTAAGATTCTTATCAATAATGTACTTGGCTGGCTTGTCTTGGTAAAACGCATGCGGTATAGTTGCAATTACATTATCTATTTCTGTACTTGTATTGTAATCTATATTTTCTAATTCATTATGGCTTTGTGATTGCGTGACCATCATTCTAAACAATGGACTTGCCGGCGATACCCAGATGTCTGGATTCTGATTTAATATTTGACTAATAATAGTTGCGCCAGAACGTTGCATTCCAGCTAAGAAAAAGAATTCCTTCATATTGTTTCCTTCGTAATTTAATTATGCGTTTGTTGCCATTACATACCAGCTAGTACCATCATACACTATTGTAGCGAATGTTCCTGCAACACCTTTACAAATCTCATCTTGTAATGCTCCACCATTATGGGCATAAACGTTGCTTGATGCTGAATCAATTTGATGGTTGGCCCAGTTGTTAAATGTAATTGCGCGACCAATGTATTCTGAGCCTGATGGTAAAGTAACTACAATTGCTGAGCCTGATTTATCATTAATAAGCCAGTTATCCGTATCAGCTACAGTGAAGTCTGCAGTCTTTACTACTGGTGCAGTAGATGCATAGTACTCTGTTACCTTGGCGTAACCAGTGATTGATGCGCGATTTGTATCGATGTCGAATCCAACACCAGGAACTCTAAAGTTTGTAACTGAAGCGTTACCAACGGTTGCTTGGTTAGATACAGTTGCAGTTGTTGGTTCTGCGTCATATCCAAGTATGGTGTTATTAGAACCTGTTGTTAATGTGCTGCCGGCATCAGTTCCAATTATTGTGTTTTGATTACCAGTTGATAGTGTTGAAGCTGAACCACTACCTATTGCAATATTATTGCTACCAGTTGTGTTAGCAGCTAACGCATTTTGTCCTAGTCCAGTGTTGCTTGAACCAGTAGTATTAGCGCCTAATGCACTTGCGCCTATTGCTGTATTTGAAGAACCACTAGTATTTACGTCTAACGTACTGTTTCCAATCGCAGTATTATTAGAAGAAGTGGCTAACTGTAATGCGTTAAATCCAACTGCAGTGTTACCTGTACCAGAGACGTTAGTTTGCAGTGCTCCAGTTCCAATAGCAAGTCCAACGTTTCCAGTGTATGACTTCAATGCATACAAACCAATTGCTACGTTTGAAGCACCTGTAGTGTTTGACTGTAATGATGCAAGACCTATTGCTACGTTAAAATAACCAGTTGTTAATGCGGAAGCCGCGGTATGACCTATTGCAGTGTTTCCACCATAACCAGAAAATGCTCCAGCAGTAACAGCACCTAATGCATTGTAACCAATAGCAGTGTTGGCTACAGAGTTTGTAGCTACATCTAATGCACCAGAACCAATAGCAACGTTTTCTGCTCCAGTTATATTTGCACCTAATGCATTAAAACCAATACCCACGTTATTTGAACCGCTTGTGTTAGCGTCTAGTACTTGTGCGCCTATTGCGGTATTGTTACTAGCAGTACTGTTTCTTAATGCGTCTTGACCAATAGCGACGTTGTTAGTTCCAGTGACTGAAGACCCTAATGCTAACTGACCAATTGCAACGTTACCACTTACGGTGGTTAATTTTTCACCTGCGTTAGCACCAAACAAAACGTTACCACCACCAGTAGTTAAATCATGTCCTGCATAATAACCAATGGCTACGTTAGCTGTACCAGTAGTTAAAGCTTTTAATGCTTGAGTGCCAATTGCAACGTTTGGTGGTTGGCCAGATGGTCCAACAAAATCTGGCATTGCGTTATCGCCAATAGCAAGTTGAGAAGTACCATCTGTTAATTTATCAAGAGTTGATGCACCAATAGCAATATTTTGGCTACCAGATGTTACCTTTCGCATTGAATTTAGACCAATTGCAATATTATTAATACCTGTTATTATACCAACTCCATTGAAGCCGCCATTCATTGAATAATAACCAATAGCAACATTACCACTGCCACTTAGTGCGCTATAACCAGCAAAAGAACCAACAAATGTATTCTGTTGACCTGTTGTATTATAATAACCGGCGTTAGCTCCAAATGCAGTGTTTTGGTCAGCAGTAGTTATTGCTAAAGCATAGTGACCAACTGCAGTGTTGCGTTGCTGGGTAGTTACACCACCAGAATAGAAATCGCTGCCACCAAGTGCACGAAAACCTACGGCTATATTTCTATTACCAGTTGTAAGTTTTGATAAAGCTTCAGTGCCAAATGCATGGTTATATCCACCTGTAGTAACAACTTCCAACGCATATGCGCCTACTCCAATATTGGAACCACCAGTTGGTGCGGTTCCATTCATAGCTAGGTAACCAGCTGCATAGTTGAAGCCAGTGGCACCCGCATAATAAATATAACCAGCTGTTTGATAAACTTGCCAACCAGCACCTGTCGGGCCCGTTGCGCCTGTGGGGCCAGTAGCACCCGTAGGGCCCGTTGCGCCTGTGGGGCCAGTAGCACCCGTAGGGCCGGTATCACCCGTGGGGCCTGTATCACCCGTTGCGCCCGTGGGGCCTGTAGGACCGGTGAAGCCTGTCGGGCCAGTGAAGCCAGTCGGGCCAGTGAAGCCAGTCGGGCCAGTGAAGCCAGTCGGGCCAGTGAAGCCAGTCGGGCCAGTGAAGCCAGTCGGGCCAGT